TTGAAGATAAAATTGATATACCTAAGCCTGAAAAAGAAAACTTTATTACTAGAAACATCAAAAAAGTAGTAGCTGCGGTTGCCATTGGCGGTAGCATGGCTATAAGCGATGTTATAAGAGGTTACAAAAGAGATGGTATTGATGGTGCTGTATCTTCATTTTTAGGTGGTAGTGCTGAGGGTAGTATGGCTAATTCAATTAGACAATCGTTTTCAGTAGGTGCTACTGGCGCAGCGGCAGGTTTTATGGTTGGTGGCCCAGTAGGTGCTTTAGTAGGTGGTATTGGAGGAATGGCACTGGGAGCAATGACTGGGTTTCTTGGAGAGAAAAAAATAAATTCGTGGATGGATGAAGCTGGAAAAAATATTAAAGATGCATATAATGATATGAAAGAATCCTGGGGTCCAGTTGTTACAAAAATATCTAATTGGCTTTATACGCCAGGTGAAGGTACAGCTGCAACTGGTGGGTTTAAGTCAAAAATGTTTGGTGGTTTAATAGAATGGAATCCAGCTAAACAAAAAGGTGAAACACTCTCAGATGCATGGAAACTATTAGTACAGAAAATGTCAACTATGCCAGGTAGATTTGCTGAATGGCTTGAAAATGATTTAAGAAATGCCCCAGATGCAGCCAGTCGAAAGCTTGCAGATTTTCTTTTTGGTAAAACTGATGCAGCTAAAGCAACAATAGTTAGGAATAATAAATTTGATCGTGATAATTTTCTTATGAATCCAGAAGAAGCACCTGGGTATGTAACAAAACAAAGATTACAAGAGCAAATTAATGCAAAAATACTTGCAGCTCCAGGTTTTGATGCAAAGGGTGATTATATCGGTGGCTATGTCGGAGTTAGGTCAAAATCAATGAATGAGCATATTAATATGCTTCAAAATGTTGGCAATGTTGATCCTGCAGGTAAAGAAATTAAAACACCAAAAATAAGTGATGCAATTGAAGGTACTGCGATTGAAGGTTTCTTAGATAATATGAGAACTAAGTATTTAGATTTACAAGAGTATAGAAGGTTAAACCAAATCGAGACTATTCCATCTGGATATCAAGGTAGTGCTAATATAATTAATGGTCAAAATGATCAGTCTACTACTGTAATTAGTACTACAATTAATAATGAGAAAAAGCCTGGTGCTCGTGCTGGTTTTGGTGCTAGTGTTAATTCTGTTATGGGTGAAGACGGATTTATTTACTCCTGGTAATAAAAAAGGGGACTTTCGTCCCCTTCTTAATAACTGATTAACTCTTAAGCTTCAGCTGCTAGTTTAGCAAAATAACTCATAGTGTCATCATTGTCCGAATCCGCTCTTGCGATTGGATCTGCTGCAGTTGCAACAGGATCAGACATTGCAGGTGCATCATTAAATGGAGCATCATCTTCGACTGCTGACATTTTAACTTCCTCACCTAACACACGTGTCAACTTAAGATTAAGTTCACTGTAAGATTTAAATGATGATGGATCAGTAAACTCACTTAGTGCATACTGCTTATTGTAAATACCTTCGAGCACATTGTCATCGGCATGTAACGCTTCAGCAGCAGCAAACTCAGATCTGTCATAGTTCCTGTAACCAGCAACATTAGCGATCTTCATTTTAAAGTTAGCACCTTTCCACATATCAAATGGGTTAACTGGTGATTCATCTTGAAACTTAGGTTGCATGCTATCCATGATCTTCTCAAAGATCTTAGCACCGTATCCATATAAGAATACTTTACCTTCGTTCTCACGATTCTCAGGATCTGAGACAACATAGATATTTGACACATAATGTAATCTACGCTTACGCTTACGTGCTAAATCTTTGTCAGCTTCAATACCTGTATTCCAAAGTTTAGAATTCATCTCTGACACAGGATCGTCCTTCTGAATAGTAGTAAGTGATTTCTCAACATACCATTGTCCAGTTGGTCCTTGAAAGAAGTGGTCCCAGTATTTAGCCCAAGGTAAGTCATCACCTTCAACAGTCGGTAAGAAACGAATAACAGCATAACCGTTACCTGCTTTATCTACCGTGGGTTTCCACATACGATCGTCGCCATATGATTTCTTCTCATTGGTGCCTGTTCCGGCCGCACCAACTAATGCGCTCATGTCATTAGCTTTCGCCTTTAAGTCTGCAAAACTCATTATACTTCTCCTTTAAAAATTTATATTAATTTGTATCATTGTATATTATAACATACTTTTTGCAAAAGTACATACTTATTTAAAGATATCAACAATAATTCCTTTAAACTTATTGTCATCAAACTTTAAGAAAGATTGATACTTTGATATCTTCTTGAACAAATCAGGCCATAGAATAGTCTCTGTGATCTGTTTGTTCGCCCTATCAATAAATCCTGTAAGCTTATTGATAATACACACAGTCTCTAATGAAACCGTGCCTTCGAGATGAAGCTGGACAATTCTTGGATATGTATCTTGTATCTCCAAGAGATCATCAAACTTTACATCTGAAATCTGTTCTAACTCATTCCTAAATACATAAGACATACTATCTATAACTTTTAGGAACTTAGTATAAGTCTCTTCGTCTCTGATCATATCACCGCTATACTTATTACCTGCTACTTGATGTGCAGCAAAGTACATAATAATATCATCTTTACTCTTAAACCTTTTACCAATCTTCGTTAACTGAAATTTATCTGGCCTTTTCCAATACGTCTTTTCAGTTACGTTAGTTTTAAAATTATACTTAAAGCAATCGTAAGATCCATTAAAGTGGAGGTTAATTGCGTTATGTAATGTAAAGGCCTCATATCCTGTCATTCTCATATAGGCAATTGAACCGAATGCCCACCTTGCAGTAGATTAAGTTTTTTTGCTTCAAACTCTATATGTTCCACTATCTCCTTTGAGATCAGTTTTTTACTGTCTCTAAGATCGATCTCGTTGTCCTCACATACAGTTATAACAGCATCCATGTATGGACAGCCTCTGTGAGTACGAACATATGTTTCAACTAAACCTGAGAATGCTTTCTTATTTAGATCCTCACTCATTTTTGATTCCCATCTCTGTCATAAGCTGGAACAAGTGTAGCCCAAAATACTGGCTTCTCTTCATCTTCACCATAGAAGTCAAGAGACCATACACCTTCTCTTAGATAAGTTTGACAATGATTTTTGTATACTCTTGCCGATTCATACTTGGCAATTGCACCTCTCTCACCAGTTTGGATACCACGTCTATATGCTGCCATCTTTTCTGTGGTTGCTTTAATATATCTCTTGACATTTACTAGAGATAAACCGTGGTCGTCATCTAATGCAACAACATTAGGTGCTATACTTTTATATGCAGCAGGTTTTTTTGCTGCTCTTGCCTTTGCTAGATTAGCCGCTGCGGCCGCTCTTTGCTCTTCACTCATCTTACGTTTTGCCATAATGTAAATCCTATTTAGTGTGTGTAAGTTATATTATAACATGAATATATGCCTTTGTACATACTAACCTTTATATATTTTATAAATGTGATCTTCAAATGCTTCTACCTTCTCAACACGATTAGGCCATTTAATCATTTGTTTTTCTGGATTAGCCTTAAGGTTATTGAGTAATGGTGTGATAGCGTTATATAGACTGTCTAGTCTATCTTGAGTTGTTGATGCCTCTGCCGCTGAAGCTGTTGCTGTTTGTGCAACTTCTAATTCATCTTCATCGACCAGCGTAAACCCGAAATCAAAATCTGCCATATTATCCCTTTAGTAATTTTATACCCAAACACCAGTTCTCTGCTGCATCTTCAACATAGCCTAGAGCTTTATATGGAAAATCTTCTTGCATTATTCTGTTACCTGCTGGGTCTTTATATGTGATTGAAAAAAATGAATGTTCACCATCCATTCCTGTTACTACTTGATAAATTTTTGCAACACTACCATCTTGCTTATAGTGTTCGCTCATTAGTTTTGTATTATTATATTCCATCATGTCTCCAATAATTTAAGGATGGGGGACCTAATAAGGAAAGTCCCCCAAGTTACTCAGTACCGTACCACCGATATTAAGTTAGAACGATAGTTTTGCCTTTAATGAAACTGTGGCATCTGCACTATCAATTTGTTTCCATGAACCTGTCCAAATACCGCGAGTTAACTCAACAGTTTTTGTGGTTACAGGTGTTGCAGCGTCTGTCTTATTCCAAATACCTTTAACCGTACCTAGAGTACCAATAGCACGAGACACTGAAAATTCATTGTCATTCGTTGCACCAGCATTTCTATCCATAACTGCTTCAAGACCTAATCCCATAACAGTAGTTCCAACTGTTACTTCAGAGTTGTGTCCTGCCGTGACTTTGTTATGTACCACTTTAGCAGTTACACCAGCAGATGTAATTGATGCAGTAGTTTCTCTTGTGTCAGCTGTAACATTAGTCATTGCTAATGCAATGCCACCAATTGTTCCACTTGCGTCAACTTCTGTTGAACCACCGCTTACTTGACTAAGACCAACTGTGTATGCACCTAGTGTAGTGCTAACGCCAATCTTCGTTACATCAGGATCATCTCCTGACCAGTCACCAATTTTTAGAGTAAGAACACCAGCTGTGCTCTCTACCCACATGTCATCTACACTGAAGTCTTTATCTAAAACAACAGTAACGCTCGATGCGCCTGATGTTCCCTTCATTGTAGTATGAA